CCGGATGACGTGATCGTGATCCCGGTAGGCGATGAGACCACGGCACTCACCACCGGCACCAACAGAGTCAGGTTCAGGATGCCATTTGCCGCCACCCTGCTGGCGGTGCGGGCCAATGTGAACACAGCGCCGACCGGTTCGACGTTGGTTGTTGACGTGAACGAGGCAGGCACCAGCGTGCTGGGCACGAAACTCAGCATCGACGCCACCGAGTTCAGCAGCACCACCGCGGCCAGCGCCGCAACGATCACCGACTCCAGTCTGGCGGACGACGCCGAGATCAGCATCGACATTGACCAGATCGGTAGCACCGTGGCAGGTGCGGGCTTGAAGGTCTCGCTGTTCGTGCGGAGGGCATGATGGCCGACCTGGTGATCTGGAACAGCCAGACCAACGAGATCCGCAATTACCCACGCGGCGATGATGAGCCGGTCGTGGGGCTGGAGCAGCCGCCGCTTTTCGCGCTGCAGGTGGTGCGTGAGCCTCAGCCTGAGTACGACCCTGCCACGCAACGCCTGTCAGAAACTCGCGTTGTGAACCCTGAGGCGCTGACCTGGATCTGGGGCTGGGACGTTCAGGATCTGCCGCCGCCGCCCCCGCCGGAGCCGAACTACCGGGCGTTCTATGACGCCCTGCTGGCCAGCCAGGTGTATGGCGCCGTGGTGGCCACGCCGGGGAAAAGTGGCGATCAGGCCGCCGCGATGACGGTGTTTCTCGGCGCGATCCAGGACTCCCTCAGCGGCCGCGAGAATCGCATTGCATTGCAGCAGGCGATCTGGCTGCTGCTGGGGCAGCTCCAGTTGAGCGCCGAGGGGCTGGCTGAGCTGCTGGCGCTGATGGATGAGCACCGCCTGTCGGGCGTTTACTCGCTGTCGCCGGGGGTGAGCTGATGGCGATTATCTGGGTCGGAACGGGGAGGTTTAGCGCCTACATCGGCCCTGTTCAGGATTACATCGACCGGGTGGTGGCTGCTGATGTAGCAGCGGGCAACGCGCTGGGCCTAGAGGTTGGCGTGCGTGACGCCTACGACGTGTTCATCCGCGACTCAATCAACGTCGGCGACCTGGGCACCAGCGGCGGCGTGCTGAGCCAGGCCAACAGCATCATCAAGGCCGCGCCGATCATGGCCGGCGCCCGCACGCTGGCCGGTGCGCTGGTGCCGCTGGTGGGGGTGGCGCCGACTCGGTTCGGCACTGAAGGTGGGTGGAATTACAATCGAAAAACGGGGACGGCGGGGAATGGGACGAATAACTATCTGAACACCGGCCGAAATAACAACGCTGATCCGCAAAACGACTTTCACATGAGTGTTCATGTATCTGCAACAGGTACAGGTGGATACTATTTAGGCTCAAATGTATTAGTTTCTGGCAGTAGCATGATTGTTAATGACACTCCTAGTACACGCGATAAATGGAATAGCAGATCACCTAGCGCCGACCAGCTTACACTCAACACGCACAATATCATTGGATTTAAGGGAAGCACTAGAAACAATGGCTCAACGTTTTCCGTGAGAACCAATGGAGCAACTGTTGCTCCTACAACTATTGGAGGGGGTGTGCTAACTTCCGCCACTCCTGAATCTTCCCAAATATATGTATTTGCGCGTAATGGCACTGGCGGCACCCCAGGAGCTTTTCTGTCCAATACTGGCCGCCTCGCCTTCTACTCCATCGGCGAATCCCTCAACCTCGCCCTGCTTGACGCCCGCGTGACCGCTCTGATCAACGCCATCGCGGCGGCGATCCCATGACCACCACCAAACGCGAACAAATCCTCGCCCAAGTCGCCACCACCCTGGCGGCCACCAGCGGCGTGAGCGGGCGGGTGTATCGGAGCCGCCAAGAGGCTTTCAGCCGCAGTGAATCGCCGTCGGTGATCGTTGAGCCCGGCCCTGAGTCATCCGGTCCCGAGGCCGTCAGCACCTGCAAAATCGACCACACCCTGACGCTGGTGGTCGCCGTCTACGCTCGTGGCCTGATCCCTGACCAGGTGGCGGATCCCGTCGTGCAGTCCGTTCACAGCCTCCTAATGGCCGATCGCAGCCTAGGTGGGCTGGCGATGGACATCTGGCCCCTGAGCCGCAACCCGGAGTTCGATGCCGCCGATGGCGCCGCTGTGGTGGAGGTGCTGTCGTACCGGATCCGCTACCGCACCAGCGTGACGGATCTGGGTGCATAGGCTGCAAGTACGGAACCTCACCCCTCCGCATGGCGCGATCCAAACCTGAGCCTGACCCTCGGCCGACCGATGGCGGCAGCTATCTGCTGGACGAGGCCACCGGCAAGTGGATCGACCAGAGCCACAAGCCCGCTGAGTGCGTGATGCCCACCCCTGCCCCCGCTCCGAGCAATGACGAAATCGACGCATAGGCGCCTTCTGCTGGCGGCAGTGGAGGCGAGCTACGGCACCTTTGAGACGGTCGCCGGCACTGACGCCCTATTGGTGCAGAACCTGGACTGTCAGCCCCTCGACGCAGGCCTGATCGATCGCGAGCTGGTGCTGCCGTATTTCGGCAACCGGCCCAAGATCGTCGGCCAACGGGTGGGCACGGTCACCTTTGACGTGGAGCTGGCGGGCAGCGGTACGGCCGGCACTGCCCCCCGCTGGGGCCGATTGCTGCGGGCCTGCGGGTTCGGCGAGACGGTGGTGGCCACCACCTCAGTGACCTACGCCCCGGCGATGACCGGGATCGTTGGCGTCAGCTTCGACTTCAACAACGACGGCAACCGCCACCGCCTGAGGGGCTGCCGTGGCAACGCCACCTTCAACCTGGCGGCCGGCGAGATTCCCAGGATCAGCTTCGAGTTTTTCGGTGAGTACGTGGCTGCCGCCACCGAGGCCCAACTGACCCCGACCTTCGCCAATCAGGCAACGCCGGTCATCGTCAACAACGCCAACACCACCGGCGTGAACATCCTGGGCCTGACCACAGCCTGCATGGAATCCTTCACCCTGAACCTGGGCAACGAGATCCCCCTCCGTCAGCTGGCGGGCTGCACGCAGCAGTACCCGATCACCAACCGCCTGCCCTCTGGCGAAGCGGTGATTGAGGCCCCGGTGATCGGCTCCGGTTCTGGCGAGAAGGACTACTTCGCCCAGGTGATCAGCCAGGCCACCGGCACCATCGCCTGGCAGCACGGCCAGACCGCAGGGAACATCGTGACCCTGAGCATGGGCCAGTGCAACATCGATTCCCCGACCTACGCAGACAGCGACGGGATTCAGATGCTCAACGTGCCCTACATGGCGCAGGCGACTGCAGCCAACAACGAGATGAGCCTGGTGCTCACCTGATTTCCTCCACCACTCACTGAACACCCATGTCCTTCGTTCTGAAGCAGTCGGCTTCGTACACCTGGCCGGTGCCCCTGCTGATCCCGGTTGATGGCGGCCGGCGCGAAAAGCACTCGTTCGATGCTGAGTTCAAGCGGCTGCCCCAGAGCCGAATCAACGAGATCGCCAAGCTGGCCCGAGCCACCGAGCTGGGCCGCGTCAGTGATGATGAGCTCCTGGACGACAAGACCGCCGCACGGGAGATCCTGATCGGATGGAGCGGCATCACCGATGACAGCGGCAAGGATGTGCCGTTTTCTGAGGCCGCGCTGGATCAGCTGCTGGAGATCCCCACCATCGCCGGGCAGATCATCAAGGCCTGGTATGGCTCCATGGAGGTGGCCAAGAAGGGAAACTGACCGGCGCCGTCGATCACTGGTGGCACGGTGACGGCGGCGCCAATGATGACCTGCTGGCGGACCTGAAGGCCTACGGCGCGGACGTGACCTGCCTGCCAGAGGTGGTGCAGAACCCGAAGCGCTTCGAGGTGTGGCCCGAGCACGAAGATGCCGTCCATCTGTTCCTGCAGTGCCAGACCCAGTGGCGTGTTGGCGGCTCCGGCGTGGTGGGCCTCGACTATGCCGTGGTGCTACAGATGATGGATCTTTACGCTGTGGGTAACCGGCGCCAGGCTCTGGAGGACCTGCAGATCATGGAGAGCCGCGCCAAGGAACTGATCAACAAGGCCGCCGAACCGAAGCAGCCGAAAGGAGGGCGCCGCTGATGGCGATGAATCTGGAGGCGGTCTTGAGGATCGCGGCGAAGGTTGTAGGGCTTGAGGAAGTCACGAAGCTGGAGCGGGCGATCGGCGGGGCTGAGAGGACGGCGAAGGATGCGAAATCGGCGTTTGCAGCCGTGGTGAACTCGGCCACCTGGCAGGCCGCTGCTGCTGGGGCGGCGGGCATCGGCGTGGCCTTGGGCACCAGCGTGCGGGCTGCGATCGACTTCGAGAGCGCGATGGCCGACGTGCGCAAGGTGGTGCCGGGCCTGGAATCGGCCGAAGGCCTGAAGGAAATGAAGCAGGAGATCATCGGCCTCAGCAAAGAGCTGCCGGTGAGCGCCGAGGGCCTGGCCGCAATCATGGCCGCCGCTGGCCAGTCAGGCATTGCGCGCGAGGAGCTGGCCGACTTCACCCGTCAAGCCGCTCAGATGGGAGTGGCCTTTGACATCACGGCAGATGAGGCCGGCACGGCGATGGCCAAGCTCCGCACCAGCCTGGGCCTGAGTCAGCCGGAGGTGGTGGACCTGGCCGACGCCATGAACTTCCTCAGCAACAGCATGGCCAGCTCGGCCGCTGAGGTGAACAACTTCATGCTGCGGGCTGGCGCGGTGGGCAAGCAGGTGGCCATGACCACCGAGCAAACCGCCGCACTGGGTTCCGCAATGATCGCCGCCGGCGCTGAACCTGAAGTGGCAGCCACCAGCTTCCGCAACCTAATCAAGGCGCTCGCCAAAGGCGAATCTGCGACGGCGAAACAGGCGGCAGCGTTCAAGTCGCTAGGCCTCGACGCCAATCAAGTGGCCAAAGATATGCAGGTGAACGCGGTGGGCACCATCCGTGATGTGTTCCAGCGCATTTCGCAGATGCCCGCTGAAATGCGAGTGTCCACAATCAGCGAGGTGTTCGGTGATGAGGCGCGAGCGATAACCCCCCTGATTACCAATATGAAACTGTTTGATCAGGCAATCGGACTGGTTGGCGACAAGAGCAAGTACGCGGGATCAATGCTCGCTGAGTTCCAGGCCAGGGCGGGCACGTCGGCCAACAATTTCCAGCTGCTGCAGAACAACATCAAGGCGCTCCAGATCGCCATTGGCGAGGGCCTTCTGCCTGCTCTGAATCTGATGCTCGGCACCTTGGCGCCAGTGCTGTCCGTCGTGGCGGATCTCGCCGGGCGGTTCCCGCTGCTGACTGCCGTAGTGGTGAGCCTCACCGCTGCGCTGGCTGGGCTGGTGATCCTGGCGCCAGCGATCGTGTCGTTTATCACCCTGCTGGGCAGCCTCAAGGCGGTGCTGGCGATCTCATCCCTAGCGGTGGGCTGGGCCGGCCTGCAGACCGTGGTGATCGTTGCGGTGGCCGCGATGAAAGGCGCCCTGCTGGGATTCATCGGCTGGGTCGGCAGCGTGTTCATTCCTGGCTTGCTGGCCTTCTTGGGCCCTGTTGGCTGGACCGTGCTGGCCATCGCTGCGGTGGTGGCCATGGCGATTGCGTTCCGTGAGCCCCTGATGCGGTTCGCTTCCTGGCTTTGGGAGTGGACGGAGTTCGCCCGCGAGCCGTTCGTGCGGCTGTGGGATGCGGTGGTGAGCATCGTCACCGCCAGCCTAAACACCCTCACCGGCGCAATTAAGGCATGGGGCAATGAAATCCGCAAGATCTGGGGCGGCGATTTCTCCACCCTGCAAGGCATCGTCGATACGTGGCGTGATGCGGTGGTGGGTATTTGGACTGCCATGGGTGAAGCGTTCAATACCTATCTGGTCGAACCGATCCGCAACGCTTGGTCAACCCTGACCGAGTTTCTGCCTCGGGCAATGGAAACCGTGCGCGATCGGGTGGTGGGCGTCTGGACCTATGTGATCGACGTGATCCGCAACGTGTTCCGCGGTGTGATGCAGTTCATCGCCAACGGGATCAATTCTCTGATCGACAGGGTGAACTATGTGATCCGGGGCTACAACAGCATTCCCGTCGCCCCAGACATTTCCCCGCTCGACTACGTCTCCGTCCCCGCCTTCGCCCAGGGCGCCGTTGTGACCCGCCCCACCCTGGCAATGGTGGGCGAGGGTGGAGAGGATGAGTACATTATCCCCGCCAGCAAGATGCAGGCCGCCAGCTCCCGCTTCCTGGCAGGCGCCCGGGGCGCTGACGTGATCCCTTCGCGTGCCTCCAGCCGCTCCGGATCCGGTTCTGCATCCCCACAGATCAACGTGACCACGGGCCCTGTGATGCAGCAGCAGGACGGCTCCCGCTGGGTCTCGATGGATGATTTTGAACGGGGCCTGCAGCAGGTCGCTGAGCAGGTGGTGGGCGCACTGCGCACCCCGCAGGCCCGCGTGGCGCTGGGGTGGAGCTGAGCGATGGCCAGGGCACAAGCACAGTTCCTCAAGCTCACCGACGCATCGGGAATCGTGCGTGAGCGCTGGCAGTCGTACTGGTCCACGCAGGTGACCTGGAGCTCAGCGCAGTGGGATTACGTGGCGTTGATCGCTGACGGTTTCGTGGAGGGCGACAGCGGCACGGAGCAGGCGATCAGCGTCCGGCTCCCCGCCACGCCCCGGGCCGTGGTGGCGTGCGAGCGGGCGCGGGCGGCAGGCTGGGTCGCTGAGCTGCAGGTCTACCAGTTCGATGATTTCGCCGCAGCTGCTGGCCCAGTGGCAGGCCAGGAGCTCGTTGCCCAGTTCAACGGCCAGGTGGTGGGCGCTGCCGCCACGGTCACCTCGTTCACCCTGGAGCTCGGCAGCGCACTGGCCCCGGTCGGCGCAACAGTGCCGCCCCGCACACTGACAACAGCGCTCATGGGCGTGGGGTGCCGGTTATGAGCTCATTCATCCGCGGCACCGACCCCCTGGCCCTGCTGGCGATCCAGGCCGGCCAGACCCCGACGCCATCAGAACAGAGCGGCGCAGAGGGCAACAACCCGCTCGACGTGCAGCAGGCTGCGCACGTGATCGGCGACCCGGTGCCGATCGTGTTCGGCCGCAGGCGGAACGAAACAGGCGGGGTGTTCATCTCACCGAAGGCCACTGAATGCCGGTTCGAGAACGACACAAACAACGCGGTCACGGCCTACTACCACCTGGTCCTGAGCGAGGGCCAAATCGGCCAGCTTCAGGTGCGAG